GGGCCAGTTTGGATTCCTGCCGTGCTTGTGAGGTTGATGGTGTTGTAGAACTGGTTGACCCCAGTAATGGTGATTCCTGCTGGCCCAGAAACACCCACCGTCATTACGCCACCATTGGAACCGATATTCGATGTACGGTCAACGGTCAGTTGGTTGCCAGAGATGGACAACACGTTCACGGTGTCCAAAAGGCTTTGCTGAATGTTCCCGTATTGGTCGCAGGGGTAGGCGTAGCACCACGCTCCATTGGTGGAGTAGGTCGTGGTGTTCTGGGCGTTGCCCCAAACGCTCGCTGTCGAAGCGACCCAAGGTGAGACTGTTCCCTTGGAGAGCGTGACGGTGACAGTGCTGCCGGAAACGCCGATTGTTCCAATCATTAACGGCATTTCACTAGACCTCCATCACGCAGACCCTACCGTAGCCAGTGAACCGGTAGGTATAGCCATTGCCGTAAGGGGGATTGTTCTTGCTGTCAAGGTTTCCAAAGGCTGCGATAGATGAAACGCCTCCGGTGTAGTTCGGAACGGTGACCATTCCACCAAGTGGGGCGAGGTAGATGCCTTGTCCGTTCAACCCTGCAATTTGGTACTGCCAACTTGATGTCTGGGACAACCCATTTGCTGAATACACATTGGCAGCAGTGTCCAAGAGTATCCAAACCGGGACTGTCGAATCATTGGTAATGGTGACGGACTTGCGTGAGGCATTGGCAGGAAGAACATCGGCGCACCACGGGTAGACGTTGGAAAACGTCTGACCGGTTTTCAGTGGCCCTTGCAGCCCGGTGTAGTACAACGCCTGAACATCGGCTTTGTAAAGGGCCGAACTTGTGAAGTGGAGATGCTGAATGTAGCCAGCGTTCCCACTGCCCATTACAAGAAGATTACTTCCTTGGTTGGTCTGCACGGCAAGAGTTCCAAAAAACCCTTCGCCGTCTTGGTAGTTGTACTGATTTCCAAAAGGAATGCCGTTGATGTAGTGGTTGTAAACCGTGAGGTAGTTATTGCCGTATGGAGAAGCAATTACTGCAAACGTCAACATATACACGCCGTTGGTGGTGATATGCGAATCTTCGGGGGTGGTCGGGCTTTGGAGCGTAGTGCCACCCTGCGAAGTGGTGTACGCATAGGACTGAGCCGCTTTTCCGACGTTGATTTCACCACCACCAGTGTCAAGGCTCACGTCAATCCCGTATTGGCCGGACTTTTCAGCAACTGCGCCGTTGGAGACAATGTTTGTCATACTCACCCAGACGTTCATTGCAAACGTTGCTGATGCGCCACTCTGCCCTGCTCCATAGTTGAGGTTCGCAGCGTTGGTTGTTCCAATAATGGCACTTGCAGTTAGCAGTGCTGAATAACCCGACGAACTTCCCGGCACAATAGATGGCTGGGCGAGAGATGTACCTGATGGGTAGGTGCCGGTGTTGCCACTTCCCGGCGTGGTCGAAGAATCGTTGATGACCGTTCCCGATGTCTCGTTAAATTTCCACCACCCAAGAAGTCCGGGGTCGTTGGCGAGATTTTGTTCGTAGGTCTGGCTCGTGCTGTAAACGCTCATAGTTGCGTCACCGTCACTGTCGCACCGAGGCTAGAAATGGCGTAGATGGGGCCAGCAGTTGCCGTAATCCAAGTGCCGCCTCCGGGGTTCAGGCGCACACCGTTTTTCAGTAAAGCCTGCGTGTTGTTTGCCGTTCCTGCTGCGGTGACGTAGACAACGGCAGCCGTGCTGATGTTCTCAATGGTCACCGTGTTCCAAGTGTCCCCAGCCGTGATGGGAGCCACCTTGGTTGAGGTGTTTGGAGAAAGCGTGAAACTCGCTTGGGAAGCCATTTAAACCTCCGCGTAGGAAATGGAAACTGAAGTCCCGTAGTTGTTGCTGGCGATGCAGTTCACAGCCCCGTAGAACGTCTGGCAGGTGAACGACTGGTTTGGATAGAGGACAATCCCGGTGCCGTCAACTGCCGTTCCTCCAAGGGAGAGACTTACTCGCTCGTTGGTGGAATTGTTTGTGACCCAGAACTGGCGACGGCTTGGATTGGAAGCGAGGAACGTTTGGCTGGCAGTGCTTGGGATGAACTGCTGACCAGACTGGTTCGCAGTTCCGGTTGATGCTGGAATCCCTGATGTTCCTTGCGCCCCGGTTGCACCTGTAGGCCCGGTTGGGCCGGTAGCCCCAGTCGCACCCTGCGCTCCGACAACTGCTGTGACCCACGTTCCAATCGTTAGCGACAAGCCGTTGGTGATGTTCGACGTACTGCCAACCGTGATAGCGCCAGTTCCAATGCTAGAAATCGTCGTGTTGACCCCAGAAGCAATGACTGACATCGAAATAGCAAGACCTGATGTGCTGCTGACCGGCACGACAAGTCCTGTCGGGTTGCCTGCCGTCACGGTTGCGGCCAGTGAAAAGTAAGCGAGTTGGGTCATTTAGTTGTGAACCCCAAACCAAAAGTAGTTGCTACCAGAGGTCAACGCCACGGAAGAACTTCCAAGGTTGGCGTAAAGGTTAGAACTGTTGCTGGCAGAAGTATTCGACCTCCCGTACAGCGTCCCGGTTGTTCCGGCTTTTGTGTTCATACCCAAAATATTGCTTGATGTGACTTCTGATTTCAGTAGCGTTGGTGGCGTTGCCCCCGTGCCGACGCACAAAAACGCAGCCCAATAAACACCACTGGTTGCAGTCGTGTACGAAGACGAGAATTGTATGTTGTAGTACCCAACAGTGTTCCCACTTGCGTTTCCTGAGGTGAGCAACGTCTGTCCGTCTGTTCCATACAGCCCGACGTATACGGTGCTGATGTTGGCACCAGTTGCAGTCAAGTAGTAAGCAAGCCAGTTGCAAACTGACCCGGCTGGAATGTACAACGAATTGTAGTAAACGGTTCCAAAACTTACAGTTGCTCCAGTTAACCCCGAAAAAACGGGGTCATAAGTCCACCCTTGCATCGCCAAACCAAATGGATTGACGTGTTGGGTTGGTGGAATCTCATATGGCGCTCCAGTTGCTCCGGTTGAGCCTGTGGCTCCTTGCTGAAGTACAAAACTCAGCGCAAACGTGTTGCCGGTCTGGGAGACGGAGACTGACGGACTTCCCGTTGGGCCAGTACCGGTGACGGTTCCAATTGTTGCAGTCGGAGCCGGGCCTGTTGGCCCCTGAGTTCCGTTTCCAGCAGCAGCCGTGTTGAGCCAGAGCATCAACGTGTTGCCCGGTGGCAGCGTTCCAGTAAAGATGTCGGTCTGCCCGGTCACGGCGAGGCTGACAATAACTCGCTTATCCAAAATCTCGTTGGTGGTGATGCTTGTCGTGGGCGTGGCGTTCGTGCCTTCGACGTAGATTTCAGCGAGCAGCACTGCGTTGGCAGGCAGGTTCGGCTTAATCGGGGCTGCCGAATCGTTCGTGAACTGCCAATTCGCCGTGGTTGAGGCGTTTCCAGCAAGATAGTTGTAGACAACTGCCGAGCCACTCCAAGTGGCGTACACGATGTCTCGTCGGTCACCGGTACTGGCTGCTGAAACCACTACCGTGCCGGAGTTGGCCGAGTAGGAAGAACCTGCGATGGCGATTACACCACTCGCAATCCCGACGGTCATCCCTGAACTTGGGGTCACGGCGCACCCGGAGATGACACCGGTAAGTGCTGAACCTGCCGTAATCGCTGCGAAATCAGTCGAATCTACAACCGACTGCGCTGGGTAGTTCGTCGGATTCTCGTAGGTCGGGAAGTTCATAGCCTCCCTATGATACTTCGGAAATTGTTATTTCCAAAGCATCCTTGCCGAACTTCGGCACCAGAAACGTCAATTTCAGTACCACGTTTGCGTTGTCATCCAGCAAAACTCCGGCATCAACGAGGCCGTCAACGGCTGCCTTCACTGCTGGAAAACAGTTGCCAACATCCTGCCGGTACCGAGCGTTCAAAACGTAGGGCTGGGCCACCACTTCTATTTGTTCCAAATGTGGAACCATAAATTCTTGGGCCAGTTCGCAAAAGGCTTGTCGCCACTCTTTCACCAACTTGGCCCGTTGCATATGGTGGAGCGTTCGTTCCTTGTTGAGCGTCCAAGGGCGTTCGGGGTATTCCAGCGTCCAACTCATAGTGCAATGACCTTAAACGGTTTGCGAACGTAGGTGGTGTGGTACATCGCTGCCGACAGGGACAACTTTATTCGGCTCTGTGGTGATAGGTCATCCATTGTTTCCAAAACGTGCAGGGCTGCGAGTGCAGCAAGACCGCCGGAACCGATGGCGTTGTAGCGTTCCGAGGATTTCACTAAAGAGAAGTCCGAGCCGATTTCCCAGACCCCTTCCAATCCAACGACGAGTATGCCCCAGTCTGGTGATATTGGGAAACCCGACTTCTCGCTTTGAGCAATGAGGTAGTCCCGGAGTTGCCGGGGTTCGCCCAGACCGCTTTGGTGAACGAGTTCCATAATGCGAAACGAGCCAGACACGCCGACAAGCGTGTGGTGTTCTACCGACTTCCAAACCTTATGGTTGGTCGTAGTGATTGCCGAGCCTTCGTCAAAGGCTCCTGAATCGCCGCCGATGACTGCGTTTTCACCATCACTCCAACCGCAGATTACCGTCATAGGACAAGCCTACTTCCGGTTGCGATGGAAGACCGCGAGGCCGAGGATGGTGTTGATGATGGCACAAATCGTAGTAATGGTCATACCTACTACGGTGTCCGTCGTTTTCGACGGCGCACTCAGTTCTGTTCGGCTGTGTGGTTTCCACCTGCCACGAACGCTTGCCCGTGGCTTCCCCACTTCGGGGTTGTCCAGCCACAAGTGCAGAACGGCTGGAACAACTCACGGTTCATCATCTGGCTCTTGGTGGCTTCGATGGTGATTGCGTGATTTCCAACCGGGGTTGGGGTGGCCTTCTTGCGCCCAGCCATTACTTCGATGACGATTCGTACTTCACACGACGAATACGAACCCAGTGGTGATGCCCGACGTGGTCTTGCACTTCCCAGTGGTCGTAGCAACGCCCACACTGCCAAACCGTGCCAATGGGGTACATATCGGCATCAGGATTGTCGCAGGGGTGGGGGGTGTACAGGATGCGGCCGTTTTCCAAAAAGGATTCGTTGTCTTGCATAGGTGGAATCTTAGACGAACAGAGAACAGGAACGACTAATAGGAATCGTAATGCTCTTGGGCCATTTGCCCAATGCCATCATCAGCACCAAGTTCTGAGTTTGCGTGGAGAATCTGAGCGAGCGTGGCCATAGGTGCGCGGTCACCTTCGGGGGTGGTTCCCCAGACCATCGTGTCGGGCTTAATAGTTGCCGGGGGTGCTGCGCTCAAATCACGGCCATACGAAAAGTCTTTGCAGCCAGCCAATGGTGAATCTTTGCTAGTCCACGATGGTGTGTCAGCGACCGCTTGACCAATTCTGTCAATAACACCGTTGTCCTTCAAGTTAACCACGTAGTTGTAAAAGGTTTCCTCTCCTGCCTCACGCGGTTGGTTCCAACCATCACCATCATCAAATGTTCGCATCACCTCCGTCGGGAACGTCACATACCCGTCGCTTTTCAACCTGATGCTGTCGTAAAAAGTACCTTGCGGGTGTTCACCGGGGACTTCGCCACCAACGTTGGAAGCAATGTGGTACTGGATTGGCGTACGGCTTTTTTCGCTCCGGTTATCGCCGTAAGTGACTTCAGAGACAAGCGGGGTCGGCATATCCTTGCCGCGGGGAGCAGGGTCGGATGCAGTCAGACCACTGGAGCGACCTGAGGTGTCAACCGTGTACGCCCTTCCACCAAGAACGCCTCGGTCAAGAACTCCTTCTGGGCCGGATGCGCCGTTTTTGGCCCACCCAGCGTTGTTGGCGAAACCGTTCGTGTATTGGTTTCCGTGAAATTCGTGGCCGGGCAGGTCGCCCTTCTTGATAGCGGTAAACGCCTTACCAATGGGGTCAAGGTTGTCGGGATGGAATGGGTTGGTGTTCATAATCTAATCCTACCTTAGGGGTGTGACATTTTCAAGTGCTGCTGAATGGGCATCGAACAACTGTTGTGGCGTGACGGTGTAGATATCTCCCAAGTCAATGTAGAAGCCACCGAAGCGCAGTGCCTCGCCACCGAGTGCTGAACAAATCCACGAGCCGGGGCGACGGAACGCCACAAACCACTCAGGGGTCAGCACGTCAATCGCAATGCAAGCGATGGTGAGCAAGCCATAGGGGTCACCCAGTTGGTCGTTGGCAAACTCGGCCACCTTGGTCGGGTCGCAGTTGACAGGTGGGTGCAGCACCGTGACCAGTTCGGCAGCATCGGAGATTTCACTGAACCGGGACAGGATGATGCCGTGGACTGGAGTGGCTTGGACAACGAGGATGCTGTCGTAGGTGTCGCCAGCCTTGACCACCGTAAAGACGTGGTTGTAGGTGGTGTGGTGGAACTTGATGCGCTCGCCAATGCGGATGAGCCGACCTACTTGCCCGTTGGTCTTGGCGTAGCCCGTGTCCCCCACTCGGATTTCACTGGGATGCAGGTTGATGGAGCAGGGAATGAAAGTCACACCAAAATGCTACAGCCGAGTTTGGAAAATGGCGAAAGCCCCACCCAAAGGTGAGGCTCGTCGCTTTACTGCTCTCACTACCCAGCCCCGAAGGTTTAGTCTGCCTGCTTAGTTCTCCCCGATGTTGCTGGTTCGCCCCTTATGACAGCACCGGATAATGGCACCGCAGTTCTCGGTTTCATTCGATAAGTCTGGCAGAACCACCCTGCTCGCCCACACGCGTCCAAATGGAAGGGTAAGCCCAGCCTGCCAGCCTGCTCGCGCTCGTCACTCTTTGGCGTAGAACTCAAATTGGGATTTCCCGTTCTAAGCGGTAGCCCCACCTCACAACGGTGCCTTAGAAGCCCGTTGCCCAAAGTGGTTCTCCACACCCATCGAATGGTGACTTGTAATCTCTAGGCGAGGTGCGAGTAAGCAAACGTTGGGTTTGTGCTAGCCGAAGCAACAAGGCCTACCGCACACCCCCTAGAAACTACAAATCGGTTTTCAAGGAACTCCGTAGAACCAACTTCGCCCTACATAAACCAGTGTACAGTACCGGTGTCACAAAGTCAAGTCATTTCCAAAACTTTTTTTGGTGATGTTGGAAGCCTAAAGTTTTAGGCCGTACTGCTTGGCGAGCAAGGGGTTGTCTTCGACCCATCCGTTGTGGAAGTCACACAAGGTGATGACGTTCTCCATATTCAAGATGTTCTCGTCGGTGCGCCCTGCCTTGGCCCGGCTCAGAAGTTCGTGGCCGTGGATTTCACCGAAGCATTTTGGAAGTCCAGCGTTCGGTGGAGCGTACTCAAAGAACCGACACTCCCAAGTCCGGGGGTCGCCAAACTTTTCCACCATTCGCTTCTTGCGTTCGACGTTGACCTCACGGCGATGGTCGCTCACTGGCTTCAGTGGTGTGCGCTTCATCACTTTGGAAGCCTTGACTGCTGATTCTCGCTGGGTTGCCTGCCACCGATTTGCTTGGCTGCGCTTCTTGGCTCCGTCGCAGGCTCTACAGGCTGGTGAATAGGCTCCCGGCTTGTCTCTGCGCTCTGTGAAGTCGCTCAGGGGCTTCCACTCGTTGCACTTACGGCAACGCTTCTCGTCGCTCACTTCTTGGGGCGCAGGTGGCTCGTGCGTAAGGTGACGAGCGCAGGGTCAACGCTCCGGGTGCGGAAAATGTTGTTTCCACCAGTGATTCGCAGTCGGCCATCCTTTTCGACGGCACGGAAGAAGAACTTGCCCTTGGTTTCACCTTCAATCCAAACTGGGTGGTCGGTTTCTACTTGCGTCCAATCAGTCATTGTTGTCCTCTATGGTGAAAGGGAGCGTCAGGGCGAGGGGGAGACGGCGAAGTGACCACCTCGCCCCGACTATTCCTACCCATTTGGGTAGGCGTTCTAGTTGAACACGTCAAGCGAGCGAACTGTTGTCGGTGGTGATTTGGTTCGCCACCGTCGCTTCGTCAGCCTTGAAGGTCGTGCAGTCGTTCCCGAAGGTATTGAAGTCGGAACTGCTGTTGCTGCTCAAGGCAGTTTCACCATCGGCGGCAACCGTCTGCAAGTCATCGGAGAGGGCCTGAATGTCGGCGTTCAGCGTGGGGTCAGGCGAGTTCTCGTACTGAGCAATCTGCGCTGCGTCCTGTCCGAGCGACGAGAAACCGTTGGAAGCGGTCAGTTGGTCGTTGTTGCCGAGGGCTGTTGAGGTGCTGTTCCAGTCGGCCTGCACTTGGCTCCACACCGGGGAGAAGCCAGCCTTCCACGACGAGTAGGACTGCGTGTTGCTGGTCGCTCCACTGTTGGAGTTAGAACTGCTGCTCCCACCGTTGTTGGACTTTCCACCACCGGATGCTGCGCCGATGATGGCGAGAATCACGATGACTGCTGCCACGATGCCAACAATCTTGATGGTGTTGTTCGACTTCTTCGCAGGGGGCGCAGGGATGTAGGTGAACGCTCCGGTTGGGGATTCGTTCGGGGATGGGTTTTGGTCTTGGCTGGTCATTGCTGCTCCTTGGTTTGGCCGTTAGGCGTTGCAAAAGGACACGATACAAGGGTTGAGCATCAGTGTCAAGTGCCAGTTGCTAGTTCTGCTCGCTCGTTAGTGGAAAGTTGTGCGATGCCGGAAGACAAGCCTGTGGAGAGTACCACTTTCTTGTCGCCCTGCTGCTGATACTCGCCGTAAATCTTGAAGAACTGCGCTCGTGTCGCTGTCACGTTCTCGTTGTGGCAGATGTCCCACCACCCAACGGTTTTCACTGCGCTCGCAATGGCCGGGTGCGACCAGTTGCAATTTTTTGTCCGAATCGCATCTGCGACTTCAGCCCACGCCATCTCCGGGCTTGGGGCCAGCATCCCGCAGATTTCAGCGCACGTCGAACGGAGTTCGGCAATGGTCGGGGGCCACTTCTCGGTCATCGCCCACTGCTTCGTGGCTCGCTGCACGATTTCACCGTCAATGTCCCCAAGGAGTTCGTAGTACACCTTTGGGAGTTCTTCTGTGATTTGCCACTTTGGGTACGCTGCTGAAAGCACGGCCAGCACTTGGGCGAGTTCTAGTTTCGTCAATGGTCTTCTCCGTCCAAGAATCGTTGCAGGATGTTGATGGTTCCACCACTGCCGGGTCGCCCCTCGGCCAATCCCGCGCCACCCGGAAGGTAATCCCGCCAACGCTCGTTCGGCCCAAGGAAGGTGGAAAGCATCATCGTGAACTGCGGGTCAGCGTTGCGGCGAAGGAGCGCGTAGTTTTCGGCTGCGGTCAAGAGTTCGCTCGGTGAAATCCCCTCGCGAATTCGTGCTTCGTACTGCTTGCCAGCAGTGGTTTTGTTTGTTTTTCGCGGGTAGACGAGCCAGATTGCTAAAAACTCTGGGCTGTAGGGGTGCCGTTCCCGCTTTTTCCTTGATTTTTCAAGGATTTCACTGGAATGAACAATATCTTTTTCTATCTTCAGTTCTTTCTCTCTATATATCCTTTCTTCTTGTCGGAAATACCGGTTACCGGTTTCTCCGTATCCGGTAAACCCGGAACCGGTCAAGTCATTTTCCCAACCAAAGGGGATGTCGTAGACCTCGTAGTCGAATTCACCAAGGGTGCCATCCTCTTGGCGCACCTGCGTTGTCTTGACGTACCCAGCAGATTTCAGTTCGGCAAGCAGGTTGTAAATCTTGTCCCTCTTGGCGTTGGGACTTTCTTTCGCCAGTTGGCGAGCGTGGACTGACCAGTGCGCTGGCTTGGAGAGCAAGTAGATGAGCAGTCCGCGGGCTGACCAACTCAGGTCGGCATCACAGATAGCCGCGTTGGTCACGATGGTGAAGTTCTCGGTGGGGTTGGCTGTCCGACGAATCATTTGGTTCTCCAATCGGGTGGGGCGAAGAACATACCGTCTTTTTGCGCTCTGTGCAGAGAAGCCCCGTGAGCGTTCTCGGTGCCGGGGACAGGAATTCCTACCCCCCGACACTTTGAACGCCACACGGGGCAAATTAGCCGGGTCTGGTGAAGCCCTACAGGGCTACGGCTAGCCCTCGTCTTCCTCGGAAGACGCTTCGCTCGTCAGCGCGGCCAGTTCGATTGCTGCCTCGGCCACGTCGTTCACCAAGTCCATCGCCTCATCGAAGCGGGACTTGGGCATCGCTGCCACCTTGGGCAGTCCCTTGTCTGACCACACGGCCTTCAGGGTGCGACGGCTTTCCGGGGAGAGCGCACGGATGCGCCCATCCAGCAGGTCACGCTCGTTGCTGTCCACGATGGGGTCACCGGCTCGGAGCCACGACAGGAACGTCTCGGCACCCTCCTTGGCCTTGCCAGCGTTGAACACTTGGTCGGCCAGCACCTCGCATCGGGTCTTGCCCACGATGGTTCGGTGGTCGGTGTCCATTTCCAGCACCAGCGTGTACTCGTATTCGATTCCGTCACGCTGCTGCGGAGCGAGGCCAACCTTCTTCGGGCTGATTTTGCCGTACTCGTTCTTCTCCAGTGAGTACTCGGTCTTGGAGCGCATCGTGGTGATGATGTGTCCGTCGAACGCGAGGATGGCATCCACCATCCGTTGCTGGATAGGGGTCGCTACCTTCCAACCGGCGAAGTTGTTGCCCTTGGCTGCTGCACCGGCTTGGTCAACGATTTCCAAGATTCCACCTTGGCCGTTCCAAAAGTGCGTGAGGCTGTCAATCACGACAACCGCGTAGCCTTCGTTCTCGGCAACCTTCAACGCCTCAATGAGACGGTCTGGGTGGTAGGGCGCGCTCATCGAAAGAGCGTCGAAGTCGAAGCGGTCAGCGTACAACTTTGCTGAATCACGCTCGGTGTCAATGACGGCAATCTTCCCACCGTCTGCAAGAACCTCTGCCCAAAGAAGCGACGAGTAGGTCTTGCCCGAACCCGATGGCCCGGTAACTGCGATGCGAGCCTTGGCCTCAGCCTTGGTCGCTTTGGTGAACAGTGAACTCACGGTTCCCTGCCTTTCTGTAGTCAATGCACACGGCACTGGTATTGGTATCGGTGCGTTGATTTTACCACAGATTTACTCAACCCGTGTCAAGTAGCGATGGGCTACTACCCCACCCTGCTGGGGGTGGGGTAGCGTTGCCCTGCTTCGCCCGTCTACTCAGGCTGCCGGGGGAAGCGACGCTCAACATCGTCTTGGTACATCAAGACGTGGGCATCGCTCACACCGTTGGCCATCAGCATCTCAAACGTCTCTCCGGCCTGTCGCTCCAAGCCTTCGGGGACATCGAGCCAGAACGCCTCTCGGTATCGGATGGCATCTGTCTCCACCAACATCTTCCCGGCATCTATGCCGTTCAAGGTGACGGTGAACGTTCCATCGAAGTTGTCCGATTCGCTGACTGGGTACTCCAGCAGCCCGGCTCCCTTGTAGAACGCCCAGATTTCCTCTGGCAACACGAACTCTGCCGTGTCGTACGGTGCTGCCGTAGCAGCCTGACGGGTACTGCGAATGGCGTTGGCCATTTGCTTGCTCCCTTGGGTAGGTTGTCAATGAACGTGCTGGCGAGCCAGCGTGTACTGCACCTTTAGTATGCCTGAGGTTTTTGGAAAAGTCAAGACCCAATTTGAAAATATTTTTTGGTGACTGGGGAAATTGCCCCTTGACTTTAGTTAGGATTAGTGTATACTTCAGGTAGGCCCTTGCCGGGTGGGGCGCAAACCCGGCACAGTTCATTGACAACCGAAACAGGGAGCGAAGATGATTCGACGCAATTCTTCTGACGCACCGGTGCAGTATGACCGGCAGTGGACAGAGGTGACGGAATGGAACGGCTTTGAGAAAGGCGAACTCGTTCACGTCACTGGTACTCACGGTTGTGAGTTCCGCTTTATGTACGCTCACGAGCGTGACGGTGAAGTTGTCGAAGTGACCGTTCACGGTGGTGACCGAGGCCACGCCTCGTACCGCACGTTCGCAGCAGGCCGCGTGGTGAAGCCAACGGCAGCGAAGCGTCGCAGGACGCGGAGCGAGATGGTTCGGGCGTAATGCTGGTGCCATTCATCAAGTGCGCTTGCCGGGGTAAGCGGTGTGGACTGAGTGTGTTCTCACCCTTACACGGCAAGCGTTCCGGGTACACGGTCAACGGCTGTCGCTGTGAGCCGTGCTTGGAAGCCAACCGGCTTTACCTCCGCGACTACAACGCTCGCCGTGACGCACACGGGGGCGACCCCTTGAAGCACGAGCGCAGTGGTGAACGATGCAAGTGTGGCAACACACGATGCAGGCTCACCGTCAACGACGAGCGACACGGCACGACCACGGGACACAAAGCCAAGTGCATTTGCGCTCCGTGCCGTCGGGCTGGTGCTGATAGCAAGAACGCCAAGCGCGGCGTTGTTCTAGACCCGGCTCGCCCAGAGCGTTGGAACAAGTTTAAAAAAATTCCGATTAGGTCTTGACTTTGTGACAACCCTCAGGCAGACTTAGGTTATGGAACAACTCACAGCAGCAGAGATGCAGGAAATCAAGGAGCAGGTCGAAGCGGAATTCGCAGCCGAAGCAGCATTGTTCGCAGCGATGACCGACGAAGACGCAGAGTGGTTGGCTGAGGAAATGGCAGTCAACGCTTGGGAAGAAAGGAACATCTGATGACGGAACTTCAGGTAATCGAAGCAGCACACAACATCCGTGAGGCAATCGCCAAGGGTGACCTCATCAAGGCTGACATTATCGCAGCCGGAATCGTGGCCTCGTTTGAGCAGGCCAACGAACACCACTTCCAAGTGTGGAGTGACAAGGAAGCAATGGCCGAACTTGCCTTTCAAGGCATTGAGACAGAAACTGAGGTAGCACGATGAACACCACCACCAAGCCACAGCGCACCACCAACATCTTCTTCAACAGTTGGGGTGACCCAGTGCCTGTTGCAAAGGTTGCGTTCGCAGCGTTCGCAGCGTTCGATGATGTCGAATGGGAAGGCACCCTTGACGAGTTCTACTGCAACTTCAGAGACTTGCGAGCGATGGCCAAGGACAACTTCTGGTCGCTGAACGATGACGAGGACACGTTGGAGAACGACTGGATGGAGTTCGCCAGCGAGATGAACCGAGCGTTCCCGATTCTCCGAGCAGCGATGAACAAGATTGAGAATTGACAGTGTGACACCCATCTGCTAAACTCCAGTTTAGTAGTTCAGACCAGTAGAAAGAAGGAAGCAATGGAAGCAGCAGTGCAAGACCTGTCCGAGTTTCTCGCTAGCGAGGGACAGCCAGAGCGATTCGTGGACACCACGACTGAGTTCACCATCAACAATGAAGACGAGGCACTGTGGGCGATGCGTCGCCTCGCTCAGGCGCAGCGTCGCATTGACGAGGTGAAGCGTCAGGCGCAAGTTGAGATTGACCGCATTGAGCGTTGGGTCGAAACCAACGTTGCCACCCACAAGCCAACGGTGGAGTTCTTTGAGTTGGCGTTGTCGGACTTCCTCATCCGTGTCCGCGAGGACAGTGCTGATGGTCGCAAGTCCTTGGACTTCCCCGACGGTGCCGTGACCTCTCGTGTCACTCCCCCGAAGGTGGCCGTGACCGATGCCGATGCGTTCCTCGCTTGGGCTGAGGTGAACCACCCTGAGTGGATTCGCACGAAGCGTGAGGCCGATGTTGCGACGCTGAAGAAGGTCGTGGACTTCGCTGGTGACAGCGTGGTTGACCCTCTCACCGGCGCAGTGGTGGATGGCCTCCAACACACCGAGGGTGGCATCTCAGTCAGCGTGAAGGTGGCTGGCTGAGGTGACCATCAACATCTACGACCACGCCAGTCCGTTCAACCCGAACGGCTACTACATCGTGACCGGTGGTGACGTTATCGGCGTAGCGCAATGTCGCGACTGCGCCGATAACGGTGACCGGGCTGGGGC